AGCCACGGCTTGTAGTAAGTGAACAAACCACCCTTGAGATTACCTATAAGGAATGGTTGTAGAGGCATTGCGCTAACCCAATCCCAGAAAGACACCAATCTGAACTTCAGGACCGCCAATACCTAGATTGGTGGTAAATGTCAGAACAAAGGAATTCAAATTTCTTGTAATAGCTGAGCACCCGACGGGAGTCCCATTGAAATTGCCAATAATGCTATAAAAAACAAAATAATCCAAAGATGGAGCATTGTTAGTGAAGTTCACGGTTAGAGTAGCTGAAGTTGCGCCGCCAACTGTCATAATAGAAGCCACATTAATTGGCGTTCCAGTTATTACCGCCGTTCCCCCAAAAGTACCAGAGACCCTGACTCCAGCAAAAAACGCTCCGAAAATGCTACTGCGATTAGTAACCTGTTGAATGGGGCCACTGCTTTGATAACGATAAAAGGCTTCAGAATTGCCCCCTTGTACCTTTGCGTAAACCGCGCCTTCTGTGCCCCCAGTAGTGGGATCTAATGCCTGATTAAGAACATGAACAGCCTGATGATGGCCAGCCGTTGCACCGCCCACAGTATATGCTACGTGGTCTATCGCAAACTGAGCATTTAATTGAGTAAAGTTAGTCAGAATTTGAGGCTGACTTTGAGCAATGATATCTGTGGGCTGAGGGATGTTTGGATTATAAGTCATTTTATTTCCTAAAAGCGTTAATCCAGCGCACGAACCAGCAGGATCTTTTCTTTTTTGTAATCTGCTTTACAAATGTACGAGTGGGCTTTTTCTTAGCCCTCTTCTTTTTCTTTTTAACTTGTGGTAAAGTTACTCCATGGTCCCCATGCATAATTTCCGTTATCCGCGTAAAGGGTTTGTGCGCGCTCCACAGCAATTTGCTTAAGAGTTCGTCTTTGAGCAATATCTTTATAATTTTGATACAGAGGATAAAACTTCTGGTACTGATCCATATCACCATTGTCTTCGAATACCTTTAACGATGCTCCCATTGCGATCATTTCCCACCATTCGATGAAATTTGGCATTGCAAGGGGATTAGTAGACACTAACTGAGTTGGTCGCACATAGACCTGTACTCGGAATAGATAAGGCTGATTTGGAACAGGTCTAAAAACAAATGTTTGGTTGAAGAACAGCACATCTGTTGGCCATCCAGCCGTATATGAAGCGTTTTCTCCAAAAATTATGGTACCTGTCGCTACAGGATTTGGAAAAGTGACTGTTGCGAAAGCAGTGATATAGTTAACGGTTCCCATTAGGGTAGGTGAATTCAATGCATATAGATTTCCGTCTTTATTGATGTCCGTCACGGACTGAACACCATCTGAAATGACAACCGTTCCGGGAACTATAGGAGCAGTCAATGTTCCGCTATATGTCACCCCTCCATTGCCTAAGGTGAACGTAATCGACTGAGTCGTTTCTGGCCAAATCTGATAGAAAGATTGGGGGTCTTCTCTCACAGATATCTGCTGACCTCCTACCCAAGCGGTCTTATCAATCTCTAATGGATAGAGCACCGTAGGATTCAAAGACCCCGTCTGTGGAGGCAGAGTATAGGTATCCACATTTGATTGTAGTACAATCTCGAAATACTGCTTCAAGTCAAGGGTACGAAACTCATCAGGGAAATTGAGCGTGTAGTAATTATTGACGTAGAAATCGATCTGAGCATCGGCTAGCTGCGTCACACTCGGTCGTCCGGTGATATTGCGAACTTTTTGTCTAATATCAGCCAGTGTTGCCATATTACATCAATTCCGATGAAGAGAAGTGAAAGCGGTTAATCATCTGCTTTACCCTCGGCATCGCCCTTCCCGTCTCATCCGTTATGATAGACTGATCGTAGATAGGATAATGACAATTACGATTGATGTGCTTAGCTACAGAAAGAGGGATCGTATACATCAACCCGTCTTGAAAATGATAGGTTTTCACCGGCTGATCTTTATAGAGCCTTACAGTGAACCGCACATGTTGTCCTGGATGCTGAACGTTACGAAACACCCCAGTCACCATCTTCTCATGCTCTTTTTTAAAACAGTTAAGATTGTCAGGACACTTGTTGTGATGATCTGCTCTAGCTTCGTCTGATACCTTTGCAACCTCTTCTACAGATATCTTTGCGGGGCGTCCACGTTCACGTTTCACTTCTGTTTGTGTTTCCATAATTTCCTTAAATTTTAGGGAAGGAGTCTCAAGACTCCCTCCCTTGAGTTAATTAAACTCCTTTCATTGCTCGATACCAGATCACGTCGTTAGTTGCTCCAGCAACGGCACTTCCAAAATGGACGCCGAAAGAAGCAGTGTTGTCGACAGAATCTGTTAACGCAACTCCAAACTCTCCCACGGGGATAACCTCTGGGAATGAGAATGGAACGTTTCCAGATGGAGGGAAATTAAAGGCAGTGAATGCAGTTGTATCAATACCGACTGAGAATGTTGTCGGTGTCAATACAGTAATCGTTACTTGAACTTCATTTAACTGACTCATTCCCCATGCGGCAGTAGCCAGACCCGCTATCTGAGGTAAAATCAAACGATAGATATCGTTTGTAGCATACCCATTAGGCACACTAGTTGTCACAACGCCAGGATTAGCCTGCGTAATGTTAGTAATTACAATCGCAGGAGGAACCCAGTTGGAGTACTTGTTTACTTTTCTAATGAAACCAGCGGTTGCAGGAGCCGCAAAGCCGGTAGTATTCAATTGAATTGTAAATGTAGAAGCTCCTGTTACAGTCACCACAAAAAATAATGTAGAGATCTGTTGCATGCCAGTTACGTTGTAGAATCCTACAATGTCTCCTGTGGTTAAACCATGAGGAGTTCCTGTAGTAACTACAGCCGGGTTGGCTTGAGTAATAGAAGTAATAAGAATGGAGGGTCCAAGTTCTAGTGCACCACCGTCAATAGCTGTGAAACCGCCACTGGTGATCACGGAACTTGTATCAGTAGCAGCTCCTGCTGTGTTTTGTACAACAAAAGCAGAATCTGCTGCCATTCCATTAAACCAAGTTGACTTCTTGACAACTCCAGGAGTTGCAGTAGATCCTTGGTTGGTTTGGTTCCAGGTCTCGAATTCATCTGGAATAAACGGCAGAAGCAGATCCTGTGGAGCTCCTGTCGATATTACTTTACCTATGATAGTATTTTCATATGATACGGCCATAATCCACCCTCCTATGCTCCAGATGAAGTTGAAGCAAGGTCAACAGTCCACGTATCATTTAAGATACGGGTCGCATACGCGAACTTATAACCTGCAGTTTGTCTTTGATTCAGAGGATCATCTCCATAGCCCAGTGGCTTGTAGATGAATTCTGCAGTAGCTTCTGTCAAATCAACACATCCGTAGGCTTCTCTTGCAACGATCATGTTATGGTAAACAGTGTTACCCAACATTGATGTTTGAGGAGTCTGTGCTCCGAAAGAGGACTGAAGAACGCGAACGTTTCCAACAGATCCCCATTCATAGGGCAAGATGTTTTGATAAGAAGGATATTGTGCCTGGCTAATAAAGCCGGTCACATTCTCAAGGTCGTCGATGATTGATGAGTTCATAAACATCCAGAACGCTTCACGAATTGGAGCTGTTCCAAACTTCAACGAACCTTCGATATCGTCACTAATAAACATAGCATTGTTGCTCAAAAGAGTCTGAACAACGATATCAATGTCTATTCTAGTCAATTCTGTGGGATTATCGCCATCACCACCATTGACGCAATTGACTTGAGAAGCGGTTGCCACAAGCATGTCACGAGTCAAAATATCTTCTGATTCGCGCATTGATTGTGCAAGCAAAGATGCGGTTTCATTGAGAACCGGATCCTGGTTAACAGCTGTGACCTGATCGGTGATCAATACATAGCTTCCGTACCATTCGATCGTCGCATCAATGTCTACTGCGGTTAAACTCTGAGCAGCGGGACTTACTCCGCTAGGGCCCAGAGGAACAATCGCAGGAGCCAAGTTGTTATATCGTCTGAAACGAATTGTTCTACCTTCACGAGAAGGAAGAGTTTTCTTTAATCCAAACCGCTTGTACATCAGGTTTGGCATAGGTCTTGAGAGCAAGACCTTATCAAACCACTGCTGCACAGGGGCTGGAAGGGTGTTAATTGTAGTAATTGCCATTGGCTAGCCTTCTAATTTTAATGTCCTTTGGCAAAATTTTGAGACATTTTCCAAATCTCATCGGGTTTCATTTGAGCAAAGTTAGCAGCCTCTCCTTGAAGACCTGGAGCCGCAGCAGCAGAAAGAGGCCTTGAAATGTTCTTCAAGATTTTTTCCGCTTTCTTGGGATTGCTAGCAGGTTTGTCAGGAGCATTTGCTTTTGCCATTTGATATGCCGTTAAAAAAGGGTTTTTAGTCTCATAAATTGCCGAAAGAAGATCGGGGTTTTCTTCGATTTGCGGTTTTAAGTAGGTCTCGATGACTTCCTTGTAGTCCGGAAAGCGAGCCATGACTTCTTTTTCTTGCGATGCTTTTGTATGCTCTTTAACGATCTTCAATGCGGCCTCTCTGGCCTGCCGTTCAGCTAATTTCTTAGCTTGAGCGACAGTGACCACATCATCATCACCGAGTTCATCAAGTTCATCCTTCGGAGCAGTTTGTTGTTCTAATCGCATCTGCAGTTCGCGAATACGATTTTGCTGCTCTTGAAGCGTCTGCCTTACTTGAGCCCAGTTTTTATCCGTATCATTTGATTGCGGCTCTGGCGTTTCAGTTGGGGCGGATTCGATATTCGAAGCTTCTTGCTCGACCTGTTCTACAACTCTTTCTTCTTCAACCTTCTCTTCTGTTTCCATGTCATCCTCGTGGTATTCGGCGGCAATACCTGTTACGCCCTAACATTTTTACGCCCGCTAGCCGGCGACACTTGTGTTGGATGATAATATTTAATATTTTACTTGTCATTTTTAGTAAAAAATTTCGGTCGGGGAATTTCGCTGCAACTCATTGAAAGACTCAATAACCTCTGGAACGGGCTCACCAACAGAGCCCGTGTCCATGGTCGGCCAATCACCAGCTAGTGCCCACTCCAACGTGAGCTTGCCCTCGCGGTTATCTACACCAAAGAGCATGGTCGATAACATCATCTTGGGTTTCACTTTCGTTATCATGATCTTTTCGCGAATGATCGTGCGATCTTTACGATCCGGCTTTGCATGAACCCAGATGTAGTACTTATCAGCAAAATCTTGATGACTATTGATAATCTTCTCGATTCGCTTCATAAGACCACGTGTCATTTCTTGTCTGGTTTCACCGAGCTGCTGCATTTTGCTTCTCCTTAGCCTTCTCCTTGACCGGTCGAAAATCCACCTGGATTATTGTGGAAGTTCTTATCGGTTCTATCGCAAGAATCCGTGTAAAGTCTTTCATAATCATTACCACGCTCGTTGCCAGTAAGATCATAGGGATAATGTTCTTGAGCAGGATAAGCGTTCACGCCTCGTCCTCCCATGTAACTAAAATCTCCATACATTCCACGGAAAGGAGCGTTTCTTTGATCGCCACTTTCTCTGGAATTAGAGTCTCTTGGCTGATCATAGCCTCGTCCTCTATCCATTTCTCCCTTACGACTCATGGGCCCTTCTCTACTTTCTCTAGGCTCATACAACTCGTATGGATTTGCTTTTTCAGGAACCATTTTACGATTCCTGTATTGCGGCACATCAGCAGGACCCATCTGAGGTGCTCTATAGTCTTCTCTTCGTTTTGCCATAACTTCCTCCGTTAGGCTACTTGTGCAGCTTGTGCAAACTGGGGTTGCTGCTCCCCAGGATAAGCCGATCCCTTAGCTTCTGCTTTGGTTTCGACTAACTCTTTTTGTTGTTGACGAGCCTGCTGTTTTTGCAACTCCATCAAGACGCCCATATCTTTTCTGGCATTGTCTCTTCCGAGGGCTTCAAGACCTGCCAATGTTTGAACGGTCTCCAGTCCCGATTTAGAGCGATCGTGGATACCTTGAGAAATGCGTTCGCGTGCAAGGCCCACATTGGCAACAGCTCTAGACTCTCGCTCTGCCACTCCCGACTGATTATACTGTGCCTGACTCTTGAGCAGAGAAATAGCAGCCTCTTGCTGGGCAAGTTGAGATTGCATTTGGGCCATTGCTTGTTGTTGTTGCTGCTGTTCTTGCTGTCCAATGGCATCCAGCAATTCATTTTTGTTCTGTAGGGTGGCGCTCTTAAGTAGGACTGAATCAGGAATCTGGATACCCAGTTCACGCAGCTGCAAGAGCTGGGCAAACTGCATCTTTTTCTGGTCTGAAGTAAGTAGCCCTTCCTCAATAAGGCAATCATATTTCTGGAAGCGGGCACTGGAAAATTCTGGGGTGGGCTGTTTTCCAAGAATACGTTCAATCTTTGCTTCTCCAAAATTATTTTGAATTAGGTCGAGATAAAGATTTCCTAGGATTTTTTGAGCCATATCCAAGCGATCGAAGAGCGGCTGCAGTGTGACAAGACCGGCCCCTTGACGAAGCATCGAAAGAATTCCAGCAGTCCCTTTCTCATTGGACATGCCAAAGAGCTCTTCATTGACTCCGGCGATCTCCATAATCTCTTTTTCAATCTGAAGTTGCAATTCTAATAAACCAGGAGGAACCGTGGGTGTGGGGATCGGCTGAACGTCTCCTGGTTGAGCGGTAGACTTTGTGAACAGCGCTCGTCCTTGGCCGTTAAGATACACATCTTCAGGATTGACCAGAGCATCTTCTTTTACGATCCAGCCTGAGTTTGCTACAGAATCCAGAATGTCTAGAAGTTTGTTTCGACGACGATTCAATTCGATTTGAGAGTCACGAAGATTGCGTACGACCCCCTGAATACGGAACGACCAGTTAGCAAGCTCTGGGACGTAATAGGCCTGAATAGGAACGAACGGAAGCTTATCTGATCCATAAGGAGCCATCTCAGAATGGATCAATTTGTCGGCCACGACAATATGTCTCATTACAGTAGGCTTTTGCGTCTCGATGACCTTCAAATCAGGATCGAACATGCGGAAAAGAGCTAACTGTTCATCATTTCCATCCCATTCAACGATTTCTCCGGTAGACGGACGGATTAATTTTCTTACCACCCTAAAGGTTTGTTCCCAGTATTCATCGTAAGGAATGAGACGAAGGTTGGCATAAGAATATGACTGAGCCATCCA